ATGCTTAACAATAGCAAATTAAAGAAGCCCTCTGGTGGTGGCCAGAGGGCGTCTGGGAGAAGAAAGAAACCATCCTCCCAACCCGTACCCATGAACCTTGTCATGGGTGTGGTGCACTATGCTACTCACATAGCATTGGGAATGAAGGTTAACAGCAGGTTGAGGAAGTTTTGGAGGGCGACTCCAGTTGGGAAATTGGCAAGAGTCTTGACCACACTCATGAACATATTAAGAAGTTTATTGAATAGTGTTAGTCAGAGAAAGGCCAAGAAACAGCGTGGAGGCCAAGTGGTCTGCGTCTTTCCTTTGGTGCTTGTTCTAGTTCTTGGAATGGAAGTGGTTAGAGATGGCGGGAACTGGATACTTAAGCCTTCACAACATGACACAGGTGCAGTGGTGAGTGTTGGAAATGGTACGTGTGCATTTTCCTCATTGGATGTTGGCTTTCCATGTGAGCACACTGTGACATATGATTGTGTCACTTTAGTAACAGCCGAGGAGCCTGTTGGCGTTGATTGCTACTGTCGGGGTGTTGACCAAGTGCGGGTAACATACCCGTTGTGTAGACAAGCTAGGATCAGGGAAAGGAGATCATTGCCAATTGCTAAACATCCTGAAATCGTAATGCTCAGCTCAACTGGATTCATTCCAACACTGAAAGATGTGAATGATCATGTGGGACGAGCAGAGGAATGGGTGACCAACAACTACCTGAAGACCATTGCCCTAGGGGTCGTAGTGGTTGCACTGATGGGGTTTTCTTGGCAGTCAATCCTGGTCGCTCTGCTCCTTGTTTTGGTGGCTCCAGCAATTTCAACAGGATGTGTTGGAGTGCAAGAGAGGGAAATACTTAAAGGAGCTGAGGGCACCACTTGGTTTGAAGTCTTACTAGAGAAGAAAGGTTGTGTGACAATAACGGCAGTTGACAAACCATCAATAGATATTTGGCTTGACGATGTGAAGCAAAGTTCTGTCATGGCAAGCAAAGAGTTCTGCATGAAAGTGGAAGTTTCAGAAACGCAAGTTTCAGCCCGATGCCCCACTCAGGGGGATGCCACTCTTGGAGTTGAAGGAAAAGACGATTATGTTTGCAAGCGAACCTTCAGTGATAGAGGGTGGGGCAATGGATGTGGTCTCTTTGGTAAGGGAAGCATTATAGGATGTGCAAAAACAACTTGTAAGGACAGTAACATCATAAAAACAAAAGTTTATGAGACCCAGTCAGTGCAGTACGTTGTGGCCATTGAGGTGCATAGGGGAGAAGTGATCAGGAATAATGTGTCTGAAAAGGTTGTGAGGGCTACCTTCTCAGCTGAAGCTGAAAAACATACTGTAGAAATTCAAGATTATGGTAGCCTGGACTTCACTTGCAGAGTTGTGGCTAGTGCTGACTTGTCAAACATCAGACTGATTGAAGTTGATAGTCACTACTTCAATGTGCATGAAGACTGGCTTGATGACCTGCCACTTCCCTGGCGCATTAATGAAGGAAGGTGGAAGAACATGGACAGACTGGTGAATTTTAGGGAACCCTATGCCGTGAAGATGATCATCATGGGCTATGGTGATCAGAGGCCAGCCGTGCTGGGGGCTCTTGACAAAGCTGAAGAGATAAAGAAGTCAGGAGACGCGTATCATCTGAATGGAGGACATGTTAGCTGTCGCGTCTCGGTTCAAAAGTTGAAAATGAAGGGTACCTCATACCAGTTCTGCACTGGAAATTTTGAATGGACTAAGAAGCCAATTCTCACTAATCATGACACTGTGGTGCTAGAGGTTAAATACCTGGGATCTGATGCTCCGTGTAGAATTCCATTCAAAAATACTAAAGATGGAAGTGATGACAGAGGGGTGTTAATAACTTCGAACCCCTATGTTGAACGGACGTCAGGGCAGGTATTTCTGGAGCTTGAGCCATTGTATGGCGTGTCAACCATTAAAGTGGGGGATCTCTCTTACCAATGGAATCAGAAAGGAAGTGCAATTGGAAAAGCTGTGAGAAAGATAACAAATGATGTGCACAAGACCTTGGTTATCGGGAGTGCCTTTTGGAATTCTGATCAGCGAATTTCCAGTTTAAACTTAATGGATTTGCTAAGAATGCCATTCTCATTCTTGTTTGGGAATATGAGCTTCTTGATGAAGATTATACTCTCATGTGTTATGATTTGGTTCTGTCTCAATGTGTCAAACATCACACTGTCAGTGGTGGCAGGGGTTCTGGGTTTTGGACTGTTAGCCTTTACCACAGGAGTAATGGGCGACCATGGTTGCATACTGGATATTGAGAGGCAAGAAATGAAGTGTGGGGATGGTGTCATGGTTTGGAACGAGGTCAACGATTGGTTCTCAGGATACCATTTTTATCCAGATGACCCTGAAACCTTTGTTGCTAGCTTAGTTCATGACAAATCTAGACACTGTGGATACAATCCAACCAATGCTATGGAATTGGCCATGTGGCAGCAGCTACAAACCCAACTGAATTACTTACTGGAATCACAGAATTTGGAATGGAGAGTTGTTGTGGCTTCAGACTATGATGGATTTCCATCTGGTGGGAATGTAGGATGGAAAAGGAAAACTGGAAGGAACGGGCTGAGCTGGACTAATTGGTTGAAAAGTTTTGATGCCTATGAGTGGATTTTTGAGAACGCCAAAGGCAATGGATCTTATTATGTGGGAAAAGTAGGGATGTCAGAGTGCCCCAGCTCACAAAGAAGTTGGAATGCTTTCTCATTGACAGAGTTCGGTGTAGGAATGTTGACAACACGGGCCTTTTTAGACATAACCACTGGACCTGACAGATACTGTGACACTGGGTTGATTGGTACAGCAGCAAAGGACAACTACATGGTACATGGATCAACGTGGATGTGGATGGAGAGCTATGCCGTCAATGGCACTCTTCAACTACAAAAGCTGACGTACTTGTACTTCGTGGAATGTCTGTGGCCAATGACACACACCCTTGATGGCAAAGGTGTACTTGAATCAGAATTGATCCTACCAAGAGACTTGGGAGGTCCAATATCCAATTTAAATAGAGTCAAAGGGTACGCTGTTCAAGACAAGGGACCATGGCGAGAAGGAGAAATTACACTTGAGCGTGGCTACTGTCCGGATACCACTGTCGTTGTTGAGGAAGAATGCGCTGCAAGGGGACCCAGTGTCAAATCAACTACGGAAGGAGGGATTAACATTAAGGACTGGTGCTGCAAACATTGCACTCTTCCCCCTTTGAAATACACAGTAGGTGATGATTGCTGGTATGCCATGGAAATAAGACCCAGATCAAAAGTGAATGGTTTGGTGATGGCTTGTGATGGTGAAGTCGTGTTTGACTGGGGAGTGGCCTCTTTTTTGACTTTTCTTTACATCTTGACAATGAGGTCAAGAGCAGGGAGACACTTGTCAATTCTTTGTCCTTTAGTTGGGGCTTTTGCGTATGGAACAGGCCTGATGAATTTTACAAGTGTGGTGCGCTATTTGCTGGCTCTGAGCTTATCCATGATGCAGAAGTTTCCGGAACCTGTGATGTGGGAGATCATGATGGAGGTAGTTTTCAATTTGAGACCTGCAGGACTTTTGGGCATGATTTTTTCACGAGCCTGGAACTTTGAGAGAATGTGCGCCATGGTTGTTTTCAGCAGGCTGATTCAGGATATGGTGTCCAGCAGATTTCTTTACTGTTCATACCTGGATGCTGGAGCCTTGGTTTTCATGGGATCCTGTCTAGGGATGCCGAGACTTGCACATTTCCTGACGGTAATTGTCTTGAATCACGATTGGCTTGGAGGAGATCTAGTGCGACAGGTTAGCCTGGGATTCGGGGCCTTAACTCTCATAGCCATGAGCAGAGAATTTACAAAAGAAACATGGATTCAGAAGACTCATACTGTAGTCACTTTGGGACTCATAACACTTAAAGCTCCCTTTGGATTCTTGGTCGCACTCTGGCCATGGAGGAGAAGTATCAGAACTACTGACGTAACAGCCATTGTGGGAATCATCTTGGCTTTAGGGGCTTCAGTGGCAAGGAATGGAATTAATTCAGAACTCTGGGTCATTGGAGTTTTGGGAGCATTCCTGGCCTGCTTCATGATCCAAGTAACAGTGGGAGGGATTCATGCTGAGTGGGACTCCCATCTTGACTGGAAAGAAAGATGCTCAAATTCAACGGCCACTATAGATTTAGCAGTTAGAAGGCTTCCTGATGGAAGGCTTGTTAACCTAAGTGAAAAAGAGGGAAGTCATGTTGATTCATTCATACTAGCAGTGGGAATGATATTAACGGGGTTCCATTGGGTTGGGCTGCCGCTAACAATAGGAGGTCTGGCAGTAAAAAGATGGCTAGTTAGACCTAGAGAGCAGAGATCCCTTATAGTGTATGGAGGAAGTGACCCTGAAAACATGGAGGAGACCGGGACAGTGGAAGATGGTGTGTACAGAATTTTTTCCAGCTCCCTCATGGGCAAGAAACAAATAGGAGTGGGGGTGATGCAAGAAGGCGTTTTCCACACCATGTGGCATGTGACACGCGGTAGCGCAATAAAAGTGAATGGACGCTTGATTGTTCCGCACTGGGCTAGTGTTGAGGAGGACTTGATTTCATATTCAGGAACATGGAGGTTAAGTAGGAAGTGGCAGGGAGATGAGGTTCAAGTTCATGCTTACACTCCAGATGGAAATGTTCAATGCACACAGCTACTTCCTAGTAAAATGGAACTTGAGGATGGAACAAACTTGGGTTTGCTCCCATTGGACTTTCCACCTGGGAGTTCAGGCTCTCCAATAATAGACGTCACTGGAGCAGTGATAGGTCTTTATGGCAATGGAGTGCTTCATGGTGACATCTATTGTAGCTCTATTGCTCAAACTCAAAAGGACATTGTGCTTGACCAGCCAGCGCTTGTGAAAACTGATGGATGGATGTCCAAAGGAAAATTAACCGTCATTGATGCTCATCCTGGATCTGGGAAAACGCATAAAATTTTGCCTGATTTAATAAAAAGAGCTCTTGATCGCAGACTGAGGACCTTGGTACTGGCGCCAACGAGAGTGGTGGTTAAGGAGATGGAAGCTGCACTGCGTGGAATGGACGTCAGCTTTCATTCTTCAGCTGCCAGTAAAAAATGTGCAGGGAGTTTAGCAGACGTCATGTGTCATGCAACGTTTGTGACTAGAAAGCTCATTCACATGCCACAGAAGAACTATGAAGTCATCATCATGGATGAAGCCCATTGGACAGACCCAAGCAGTATAGCTGCTAGAGGATTTATCACTAGCTTGTGTGAAGCCAAGAAATGTGCCGTGGTTCTGATGACAGCAACCCCTCCTGGAGTGGAAGATCCCTGGCCTGAGAGCAATGCTCCCATAAATGATGAGGAGAAAGTAATCCCTGAGACTGCTTGGAAGCAAGGCTATGAATGGATCTCTGACTATGAAGGGAGAACAGCATGGTTCGTTCCATCTCAAAATGCTGGTAATGGAATTGCCAAAACTCTCCGAGGATTGGGGAAGAAAGTAATCATTCTGACTAGCAAGACTTTTCATGATGCATACCCAAAAATCAAAGAAGAAAAGCCTGATTTTGTTCTGACAACAGACATTTCTGAGATGGGAGCCAATCTTGATGTTGATCGAGTTATTGATCCTCGAACAACGCTGAAACCAACAGAAAAAGGGGACGTCGTGGAGGTGAGTGGTGAGCGGAAGATAACGCCAGCCTCTGCAGCTCAAAGAAGAGGAAGAGTTGGTAGAATAGTGGGAAGAAAAGCTGACTACGTATACCAAGGAGATGTCAACCCTGATGATTCAGAACTTGTGTGTTGGAAAGAGGCTCAGATGCTCTTAGACAACATGGAAAGCCGCAGTGGTCAAGCTAGTGTTTTTTACGGACCAGAGCAGTCAAAAATGACTGAAATGCCCGGGTTTTTCAAGCTGAGAGATGAAGCCCGGAAAACGTTTAGGCATTTGTTGACTGCTTGTGATTTCACTCCATGGCTTGCCTGGAAGGTTGCAAACGAAGGCAAGTCCATAGAGAATAGAAAATGGTTATCAGCAGGTCCCAAAGAACACTTGGTAACAGATGAAAACTGTGATCCAGTCACATATAAGACTCCAGGAGGTAGAGTGGAAAGACTCCAACCAATTTGGCTTGACAACAGAATGGTCAGGGAAAGAAAGGACTTGCAGGCTCTGATTGACTATGGAGAGATGAGGAGGAGCGTAGTAATGGAACTACCATCTGTGTTTGTTGCTCAGATGATGGAAGCACTGGACAATGTCTATTCGTACTACACTGCAAAACCAGGCTCAAGACATTTTCAAATGGCCGAAAAAGCACTACCTACCTCCTTGCTGTCAATCTTGCAGGGCTTCCTAATGCTGTTTGGATTGATGGTAGTTATTGTATGGCTCTGCAGCAGTCGAAAGATTGACCGGGTGTTTCTTGGCACCCTGGTCATCCTGGGCTGCTCAGTGGCTGCGTACATGGGGGGAGTCCAACTGGCAATGGTTGCATCGGCTGCGCTGATTGCTTTCATCCTGTTGATTTGCATGGTGCCAGAGGAAGGAATGCAACGAACTCAAATTGACACTACTCTAGCAATTTTTGTGCACAGCATGCTCCTTTTTGTGGGGATGGTGGTGGCCAATGAAATGCGGTGGTTAGAAAACACAAAGAAAGATCTGAAAGATCTGTTTGCATTTCAAGAAAGTGTTGAACACCATGGCCCAATTCTTGAGAGTCTGGCTGCTTCTTTGGACATTAAGCCTATGACCATCTGGGGAGTGTATGCCACACTAGTGACATTCTTGAGACCCCAGCTGTTGCATGGATTAAAGATGTTCACGCATAGGGTTATCGCAGGAGCAGTGAGTGGCAAGACGGATACAATACTTGGATTGAGAAATGGCTTTGTGTCAGCTGGAATGGGCTTAGCGGATGTCTCCTTACTGGTGTCATTTTGCAGAAACCTTAACCCATTCACCCTGGTGTTGGGTATGGTAGCTGCTATGCTGCATTGGGCCTGGTTTTATCCAATGCATGAAGCAAGTTTGACATCAAAAGCCCATAGAGTTGTGACTCAGAGCATGGCAAGAAATAACTTATTAGAGGGAGAAATCATTGCAAATCTGGATGAATATGCAGTTGACACGGATGAAACAGAAAGGAAAACATCCTTTGTAGTGGCTTGTTCACTTGGCATTATAAATGCTCTAGTGGTCAGATCTCCATGGGCAGTCTGTGAAGCTTCACTCATTATCCTGAGTGCTATTAGATACTTCCTTGATCCAAGAACAATGACAATGCTTACATTGCCAGTTGTGAGTGGCATGGGGGCGATAATAAGAGGGGATTACTTTGGAGTGGCCCCCATTCTCCATGCGATTTACTTGAGTGCCAAGAGTCAGAGGAGAGGTATAGTCACCAGCAATCCAACATATGGTGAAATGTGGAAAAAGGCTTTGAATGCCATGACTCAAAAAGAGTTTATCGATTATAAAAGGAGAATGGTGACTGAAGTGGATCGGGCTGATGCGCGAGAAGCCATTAAGAAAGGGAAAACCAATACCGGTCATTCAGTCTCACGTGGGACTTCAAAACTTTGTTGGATGGATGAGCATGGCTTGATCTCGCTAGAAGGGACAGTGGTAGACCTTGGATGTGGCAGAGGGGGATGGAGTTACTACGCCGCAGCTCAGCCATCAGTGAGGGAAGTCAAGAGCTTTACATTGGGTACCTCTGGACATGAGAAACCGATCCTTATGGAGACTTTTGGCTGGAATCTCATTAGCTTCAAAAGTAAGGTTGATGTGTTTTCTCTGGAACCATTCCCAGCCGACACCATTATGTGTGACATAGGGGAAAGCAATCCAAACTCCCATGTGGAGTCGAAAAGAACCCTACAAGTTCTGAAATTACTAAAGGAGTGGAAAAAGAAAAATCCTCATGCCGGGTTTGTAGTGAAAGTACTGAATCCGTACTCTGCCGGTGTAATGGAAGAACTCCTAAAGATGCAGGCACAGTTTGGAGGTGGGATTGTAAGACTCCCAATGTCTAGGAATTCAACTCATGAAATGTATTATACATCCAGTATTACTAACAATATCGTGGGAAATGTGACAGCAGTGACAAAACAGCTCATGAGGAGGATGCAGATGGAAGGGGGGCCTAGAGTCATCCCAGATGTCACATTGCCACTTGGAACTAGAAATGTTGAGTACAAATGCCAGAAATGTGACCAGAATAAAATTGCTGACAGAATACATAAATTGAAAAGTGAGAACAGTGACAGATGGATACAAGACAACAACCATCCTTATAGGACCTGGACCTATCATGGATCATTCAAGGTTAGAAGCATGGGAACCAAAGCTTCAGCTCCTAACCACATTGTCAGACTTTTGTCATGGCCTTGGAATCAACTTGAGAGAGTTGTGAGTATGTCGATGACTGACACTACGGCCTTTGGCCAGCAAAGAGTGTTCAAAGAAAAGGTTGACACCAAAGCCCCAGAGCCACCAAAAGAAGTGAGACGGGTCATGCGACTTGTGTTTACTTGGCTAGTGAAAAGGATTTTAGCCAAGGGAGGCAAAGTCAGACTCTGCACTAAAGAAGAATTCATCAACAAAATTGAAAGTCACGCCGCTATTGGGGCCTGGAGCAAGGAAATGGAGTCATGGACGTCAGCTCGCGAAGCGGTGAATGACCCTATGTTTTGGAACCTCGTGAGCAGAGAACGTGAGCTTCATAAGAAAGGGAAGTGTGAGATGTGTGTCTACAACCTCATGGGAAAAAGAGAGAAAAAACCTGGTGAGTATGGTGTGGCTAAAGGGAGTCGCACCATTTGGTACATGTGGTTAGGCAGCAGATTCCTTGAGTTTGAAGCGTTTGGGTTTTTAAATGAGGAACATTGGGCTTCTCGAAAACTTAGTGGAGGAGGAGTTGAAGGAGTGCCACTAGCGTACCTTGGTTACTTGCTGTCAGAAATGGCCGACAAGCCAGGTGTGTTGTACGCGGATGACACTGCTGGATGGGACACTCGGATAACAGAAGCTGACTTGGAAGATGAAAGAACATTGCTTGACTACATGACACCAGAGCACCGGTTGCTGGCTCAACCATTGTTTGATCTCACTTATATGAACAAAGTTGCTCTTTGCCCAAGACCATACAAGACTGGAGGAGTTGTTATCGATGTCATTTCCAGAAGAGATCAACGTGGGTCAGGACAGGTGGTCACATACGCTCTAAATACATTAACAAACATCAAGGTCCAATTGATCAGGATGGCAGAGAGTGAAGGAGTTTTGACCAGTGAGCTCCAGGACAATGGGCTGAGAGGATGGCTTGAAATGCATGGAGAAGATAGATTGACCAGACTCCTAGTCAGTGGGGATGACTGTGTCGTGAATGCCATGGATGAACGGTTTTCCAATGCTCTCACTTGGCTAAACTTGATGGCCAAAGTTCGCAAGGATGTGGGACAATGGGAGCCCTCCCGCGGCAGAGATGACTGGGAGGAGGTGGAATTTTGTTCAAACCACTTTCATAGGTTAACTATGAAAGATGGAAGAGAGTTGATAGTACCATGCAGAGACCAGACTGAATTAGTGGCGCGGGCTTGTGTTAACCAGGGTGGCTCAGCAGATCCCAGAGCAACAGGATGCTTGGCCAAGAGCTATGCTCAAATGTGGCAGCTTTTGTACTTCCATCGGAGGGACTTGAGGATGATGTCACTTGCAATTATGTCGGCTGTTCCTGTAGATTGGGTTCCAACAGGGCGCACGACTTGGTCAGTTCATGCTGGAAAGGAGTGGATGACAGACGAAGACATGCTTGAAGTCTGGAACCGTATCTGGATTCGTGACAACCCCTGGATGGATAGAAAAGATGAGATTGACCAGTGGTCCAACATTCCTTATCTTCCCAGAAAGGTGGACAAAAAATGTGGAAGTTTGATAGGAATGAAAAACAGAATTGAGTGGGCTAAACTGCTCCCTGGAGCGGTACTGAAGGTTAGAAATGTGTTTGGAAGGGAAAACTTCAGGGATTACCTTCAAGTGATGGGCAGGTTTGTTCAAAAACAGCCTTCAGCCACCTTCTCCATGTATTAG